AAGAATAGGGATGATTCCAACTGCCACCAAAATCAAATACATATAATACATAATTATCAGGTATTTCTACTGAATCTTCATTAAATGACAATCTATGCAAATATTGTTGCTGAAGCTTTCGATTTTCTTTTTCAGTATAAGTTGGATACACTTTATCTTTGGAACTCTTATTTTCATAATTCGGCTTAGGCTTTAATGCATCTCGCGCATCTTGTATTCGTTTACGAATTTCAAAATATCTCTTATACTTTGCACTATTGTCTTCATCTGGAATCTGTACCTTATTGAATTCTGCTAGTACTTGATTTTCCAACTCATATATTTCATCTACAAATTTATCAATTGGATGGTCTTGTCGCTCTTGTATAAATTTACCCATCGGCACAGTTGTATTCTTTACAGTCAATAGCGACCTTGGAATTAATGCAGATAGAGAATCTGCATGAGCCATATTAGAGTCAATAAATTGTTTAACATACACATTGGATATATCAGATTTTGAAAGAACCACTTTAGAGTTAGAACGTGCTTCATCTATATATGGCTTTAATTGTTCCGGTGTGCCTCCAAATGCAAATTGTACATAAGCCCTACCTTGAAAAAAACTTGGATTACTATGCATATGAATATTTTTTGCAAAACCAGGTATTTTCTTTGGGAATCCAGGAATCATAGGCATCATTTTATAATCTTTGGTATTATTGATAGGATACTCAATTAATTCTATAGGTTTAAAAAGGCTCTCTAGTGACTCTTTTATTTCCTGTTTAGAACGAACTGTAAATAAATCATGACCTTTATTTTTATCTAAATACTCTCGAATTGCCTTTTCATTTGCTTTATCCCGATCAGCACGCGTCCTATAATCTTTAGTATTAATGGGATTTGTTAGCTTAATCTCTCCTTGACCATTCTTTTTCATATATGGGCTCACGATGCGTAAAGGTTTATCTCGACCACCAATAAAATAACCTTGATTACGTGTTGATTCAGTATTATAGTTTTTAATTTCTTTTAGTGCTTGTTCATCCTTATCATTATAAAGTAGATCAAACGTTTTGTATTCACTACCAAAATCAGGTTTTTCTGATATTTTAAATCGCTGAGAAGCGTGCTCCTTCTCCTTCCGTTCTAATGTAATTTTATCTTCAATCGAAAGCTTTTTGGAATTTATAGATTTATCCTTTATAACAGCTTTAAAAGCACCAGGAATAATCTCAACAAAATCTAATTTCACAGGAGCTTTAGTTTGTACAGACTGTTTTGACTTTGCATTATTTTTCAGTTCACCTCTAGTATTTTGGTTTATCCCGTCCACTGTTGCAGCTAAACTAAACTGACTAGATAATGCTAGTGAAAGCAGCATTAGTACAAAATATTTCTTATTCATTTCTCTCTCCTATATACACCTACAACTTTAAATATTATAGCAAAAAGGACCTACAGAAAACTGTAGGTCCTTATATTTTGGTGCGGATTGAGGGTTTATACGCAATATTCCGCACCATTACTATATTATTAAAACTCTACATTTTAAAAAGGGGCAAATAAGGGGCAAGCGTTATTTTCTTCTATTGAATATGGCTATTAACCACTTTTTCTAAGTCCCCTGTACCATCAAATATATTGAATCCTATTTCACGAATTAGTTTCATTTGATATTTGTGTTCTTCTCTTGTACGTTTAAACTCTGTTAAATGTTTCACCATACCTCTCATAAGAGATATATTTGTTTCCATTTCTTCTATGTACTCTTTAACACTATCATAATCAATTCCTATTTTTTCTTCAATTGCCACTACAGACTTAACTGGTGCTACAGGTTGCCTATTAAAGTATTTAGCAATTGTTAAATTAATAGGATCTACATTATTGTACATAATACAAGTTAGTTTGTATGCCGTAGCTTCTGTGAATACAATTAATCGTGAAACAGCACTATGCATAGGAATATTATTTTCATGCTTATAAGCAGTTACTTCTTCCTTTTCTAACATTTGATATGGCAAGCCTTTATCTTTTAAATGCCATAGAATGCTTGTTCTATTTCTCTTTACTATTTCTGCAAAATCACCAATTGTTATGACAGGTACACCGTTATATGTCTTACAATGTAGTTCACTTGGGTTTACAGGCTCTTCTAAATAGCCTTGTTTTAATGTTTCTTCCATTTCGTTGAAAGCTTCAATATATTTTAACTTCCATTGTAGTGCTTTCTTGCCTGTAAATCCCATAGCAAGTAGTGAAAAACCATCACGGTTCATAAGGTATTCTTTATAATCTTTCCCACGATTTTGATATGTAGTTTCTTGGTAAAATTTGGTGGCGGAATTTTCCGCCGCCAAAATATTATGGATATTTTCTAAAACATCTTTGTGTTGTTTGCCAAAATGGTCTGCTATATCTTTACTAGATACTACGATTTGATTATTTTGAATAACTACTAATTGTTTCATGATTTTAGCTCCTTAGTCTTTAAAGGAACAATGCACTCATGATATAATATTTCATAGAGAACATTGTTCTCGCTCCTGTAAGACACAGTAACTTTCCACGGTGGCTGTGTCTTATTTTTTTTGCTCAATCAATTCAATTCCTTTAATAATAGCATCTGTTCGGCTTATACCTAATCGTTGAGCGCATCCATTAATCATATTCAACTCCGCATCAGTTAATCTAATATTTAGGCTTTTATTTCTTGATTGAGTTTGCTTGGGTGGGCGACCCATTCGTTTTTCCATCTTATCACCTCACTTATGCCCTTGCATATATAATATATTTTGCACGTGCATAAGTCAAATAAACTTTTCTTAAACTATCTTAATATAAAAATAAAGGAACTGCTTTAAAACAGTTCCTTCATTGTCTTTTATTCTAAACCTTTATTTGTTAAATTTTTCTGAAAAGCTTCTACCTTACTTAATATATCAAGCCATAAATCTTGATATTCTTCTTTGACATTTGCTACACATCTAGTAATAGATGCTCTATTAGTAATAGTCTGTTTATGTGTTCTTACAAAACTATCAGCATGTAAATTCATAAGTGGATAATCAGCAATCTGAATAGATACATCATATTCTATATCAATATTTTCCCTATGTGATACTCTCGAGATCGGCAATGTAACAAAGTCGGTATCATCCGCTTTGCCGATAACAAGTACAGGCCTTCTCTTAAAGTCATTTCTATGATTCTGATTATCATAATATGGAAAAGTTGCGATACAATACCAACCTATCATACTGCACCTTTTACAACTTCTGTTTCATCTGCATCTTCAAATTCATCATAATACATATCATAAACAGAATCATATGGTCTAACTTTTTTAGCATCTTCTCGAATATCTTCTATTTTTATAGGTCTTGAGCCATTTTCATTTTCTCCAATCCCTATTCTGGCCTGTTTCCATGAGTATTCTTTATGTGACAAGTCACTAAGTTTCCATGGTTCATAACCACCATATTGCTGAATTATATTATTAACTACATATTTAGCTTCATCAGAAATATCTTTATTATTTCTGATTGGTATATCTGTTCCTGTAAATGCATCTCTTACCGCTCTACTTACAGGTCCATATTTCCACCCCTCAAATGGCTCTTGAAACATAGCTTGTCCCGTAATAGCTAAATTCTCTCGTTGGGTGAAGTAAAGAAGTTTATGTAGTTTCATTTCATCTATCGAAGTTCCAGATATTTTCTTATATGTATCAACAATATATTTTGCTACATTTAATATTTTTTCCATACAATTCACTCCTTTCCATCTATATGTTTATTGTCTCATATTCAATTCATTTAATCTAGTCTATTTTAATATGTTCTTTACCATATAACCTTTCCATCCCTTGACGGGTTACAAGCCACATTTTCCCTGACTTTCTAAACTCGCCTTCTAAAAATCCATTCTTCACACGCCCTCTGCAGTTTTGTTTAAGAGCATCCGCAGTAACATTCCACCGATCTGCCGCTTCTTGTGTAGTCATAATATCATCTAGTTCAAATTTCAATTTTATCACCCTCTAACTAAACGTTTAATTGCTAGTATCAAAACAATAATAGTTACTATATTAATCAGCCATTCTAAATATTGCATAATTCACCTCGTTGATTTACAATGATGTTGAAAAGGTGGCGGGGCTTTCACCCGCCTGCTTTTTACTACTCCTTGCTAACAAGTTTTAGTATTGCTAGTGCCAGTACCAGTGGCGTTAACGCATTTGCTAAACTTGTTAGCTTTTCTATTATGTCCACTTTTATCACCTCCTTACATTTTTATTATACCCTATATCGTGTATAAAAACAAGTATTTATTTTGATTTTTACAAACAAAAATAGAGCCTACCAACGTAGATTTAATCTAGGTTAGTAGGCTCTTTTGTTTATAGTTGCGTGTATCCACCATTACACGCTATGGAGATAAACTGGATCACTTCCTTAATGTTTGAACGCTACACCTATAATTGCGCCACCACTTAACACTTGTGATATATTTCGTTGCATCCGCAAGCGTTTAATGGTTTTCTTGTCGTTCTCTATTTGCCCTTTCAATTCGGTCAATGAGTTCTGCATTTCGTTTAAGGTAATCTCTTGCTTCATTGATTGAAGCTTTGCTTGTGTCAATTCGTTCTCCAATTTGTTGATTGTATTGTGCGCTTCTGTCAATTCGTTCTTTTGCTTCATGACTAAGTTCTGTGCTTCTGTCAATGGAACGCTGGATACTTCGATTAAGTTCAATGCTTTCTCGTTGTTTGCTTTCAATTCGTTCCACTGTGTTAAGGGTATTGTTATCGTTGCTTCCTGTTGGTTCATGGAAGATGTACCAGATGCAAAAGATAGAGATGAACACAATAATACCGATAACAGCATAACGATAGTTAATACCATTAATTGTAGTTTTGACTTTCTCATACATATTTACCCCCTAATACATATAATTAACATCTACTTCTGCGCCTGCTACATATCCACTGTCACTGTATTGCCAAATCTTAACATCTGGATAATCACATTCTGTTGATCCATATTGTGCGCACCATACAGGAACGCTTGGCATCTGACTATATGCATATGTTTCATCCCACAATAAGGAATACCCACTATAGATGCCCACATTATTAAATCCTGCTTGCCATAATCTATTTACAAATCTACTCATGCAGTTAGTCATGTCTTGAGATGTAAGTGCGCCAGCATTAATATATGCACGTAATTGAGTGTGTTCTTCATAGTCATACCAAATACCAGCTTGTAGATGCCAATCAGTATATCCATATGCATTTAATGTATTGATTACCCATTCTGCTTCTTGTACGGCTGTTGCTTCTGTGTACGCATGGCTAAAATAATATACCCCTACATCTAAGCCTGCTTCTAATGCTGCAGTAATGTGTTCTTCAAAATATTCATCTACATTATATGCTTCACCTAACTTAATAATTACAAAGTCATTGCCCTCTGCTTTAGCTTGCTCCATTCGTTCAAGGTTGAAGTAAGGATTGTCGTTATAATCTTCTTGCCATGCTGAAATATCAAACCCTTTTCTCACTTTTTATCACTCCTTTCTGTAATATTTTGTAATGGTGGTATTTTTGGTTGTTCCTCTAATTTATCTGGTATTCCGTTTCCGTCCTTATCAATCCACAATGCAAGGAAGCCTACTAATGCAGTTAAAACAGACGGAATAAAGATATGATCTATGATATTAATACCCACATTAATCATCTTGTTAGCATCATCAGATACATAACCGCTAATAAAAGCCATGATGTATTGAGTAACCACTAATAAAATAGGTACTAGCATGATTAGTACTAGTACCCTTGTAGCTAAAATACCTGTTGGGTGGATGTTAGCCACCCTCACAGATTGATATGTTTTTTTAATTGAATTGATGATTTTTGGCTGTATGCTCATGAAGTTCTTCCTTTATATCATCAACACGTACTTCTAAGGCTTCAACTTTTGCTGACAACAATACTTGCTTGCTTTCAGCTTTTATTCGCTCTGCACGTGATAATTTAATTTCATCTTTCAAATCTTTTAGTGTATCAGTTAATACACCCCATTTTTCTTGAAAGATAAGATTATCTTGCATCCGTTGTGAGTCTAATTGTTGTAACAACGGAATAATCAACAATCTATATCCGGCACCTGCAACCACACCTACAATTGTAAGAGTGGTTAAGATATCATTCAATTCAAATTGCCATGTCCACATCTATTACACCTTTCTCCAATAACCAATAATGTCAATAATATACCGAGTGTTTGCCGGTACACCCCAAGCCTTAATCATACGACTGTTTCGTTCAACATAAACACTATTGTTATTTGCATTAACGCTTTTTTCTATTAGTCGTACAGCAACTGGCGAATTTGGTGGAAGCGATGCGACCACGTTGCCATTACCGGAAGGGGCAGTCAATTTAAAGTCAAAATGCAAGTACCCCCAACCTGTAAGTGGATCATATGCTAAATATCCTCTATCCGCACCTCGCTCACCTGCTATTGCCGTTCCCCATACAACTTCGTATATTTCGATTGGTTGCGAAGTTACTTGTCCACCACCGCTTCCAGGGTCTCCTTTAGGCCCTCTTAAAGCCAGTAGTTGTTCCGCCGTAAAATCAGAATATCTAAATGGTTCTCCTTTATCACCCTTTGGCCCTTTAAGGGCATTAAGTTGCTCTTGCGTGAAGTCGGAATATTTGAATGGCTCACCTTTAGGCCCTGGTGGTCCTTGTGTACTTGATGCATACTGATTGATTTCAGTTTTCTTTACATAGTCATTTAATTCAGATTTTTGAGCGAAGGACTGCCCCTCTAATTTATTAACGTAACGACTAGAAGCATCGCCAGGTGTTAATGCATATTGAGTAATCTCGTTTTTCTTAATGAAAATACCTAAATCGTTCTTATAGGCGAATGTTTGAGTAGCCCAACCCTTTTGAGCGTAATTATTTGTCGCATCTGTTTTAGATAAATAATCGTTTAGCTCTGTTTTTAATGCATATTTAGGATCGCCTAGCATAGTAAGGTAATTTCTTATATCAACTTTTTTTAAGTAAAGATTGTCAGCATCTTGTTTAGTTGTATAGGCTGATAAATCTACATTAGCACCAGTACCAGGCGGTCCTGGTGGTCCTTGTTCACCTTTAGGGCCTTTTAAATTCTCTAATTGTTCTTGTGTGAACATATCATAAGTAAAAGGCTTTCCGTCTTTACCAGGTGGTCCTTGAATACCCTGTAACCCTTGTTCGCCGTTTAGTCCGTCAATACCATTCTTACCAGGTTCGCCCTTTGGCCCTGGAGGGCCAGGAGGCCCTTGCTCCCCTGGTTCACCCTTCGGCCCTTGCAATTTAATAATCTGGGTATTATCTTTGACAATGATTTTATCATCATCATTAGACTTTATATGAATATTTTCATCACTCATATTATTTCCCCCTATTACTGATACCTTCATCTATTGTGATTTCACCTTTGATTAAGCATTTAATAGGCTTATCCCCACTCCATAGGAATAAATCCCAATGATACTTGCCATGGCTCAATACATTAGTATCTAAAGTTAAGATGATTTTGCAAAGTTCATCACCTTCTAACCCCTCTTGTGATACAGCTACATCAAACTTTGCCTTGTACTCATCATCAGTTGGATATTTTCTAACACACGCAAATAGGCTTTCACTATCTACTGCATTTGTATATCCCACATTTAGAGTGATTGCTTCCCCTTTAATGACATTAAAGTTGTGTTGGACTGGTAACATCCGCATCATCCTTTTCTAAATCCATTAGATCATTATGAATACATCCCTCTGTAGGGCAAGTGCCATTTTCATTTAATGTTGCCCAACAATATTCACAAAAACGCATTACAGGTACATTGCTTTTAATCTCATCCATATTATTTCACCGCCTTAATTTTAGTTACCATTTCAGCTTGCAAAGTTTTATATTGTGTTTGTAAATCGCTAATATCTGCATTAGCCAATCGTCTACGCAACACCGCTTTATCTAATGCATCAAATCGTTTATCATAGTAATTTTTGATTTCTGCAATTTGTTCTGCCTTAGTTGGTTCTTTTGGTTGTGGTACAACAAACTCACCATTTACATAAAACTTGCCTTTCATAAATTCATCAAGCATGCTATCACCATCTGCAGAGTAAATATAATCCGCTGCATCTGGCCATTCTTTTTTAGCATGATCTAGTAGTTCATCTTTGCTAATCAAATTGTCAACAAAAGATGTAATGCGTTCACCTTGTTCATTTAATACAAATACATATTGGTTCATGTGTTTTCTCCTTCTATTACGCCATGCCTAATGCAAACCAGTAATATGATGCTGCATATCTATCGCTTGCTGTAAATACTGCTTTTGCATTGTTGCTTTCATTGACAGAATTTGCAAAATATCTAGGTATATCTGAACCACTCCAATACGCATCAATAGCATTAGCTATAAACAATGTAGTAAATCTAATAGGGAAGGTAACTTCTGTTTTCGTTACATTATCTTGTCCGCCAACTCCCCATTGAATAGTAAAGCCATTCGCAAATTTAACATACCCACCATTCCCAGTTAGTTTAGAAGCAACAATAGCACCTTGTCCTAATAGACTTTTTAGCGTTGATAAATTAAGCACTTTATTAGTATCGCTATCGTTGTAATTAGAAGTGATAAAATCAATCACTTTAGATGTATTATCACCTTTAATGAATGACATGCCAGCATTAGTTTTGTTTACATCTTTGAAATAGCCACCAGATGTAATTGAAACATATCTATCCAGTTCACCTTTAGTAACAAATGTACTATCTGACATATTAATAGTAATGTTTTTAGCATTACCAATTACTGTTCTGATTTTATAAATTTCACTATCAATTGGTGTTGTCTTGTCTGGAACATATCCTACATTATTACCGCCATTTGTATAGCTATATAAGATTTCTGTTTTGCCATCAACTTTTGCATATAGACCAACCTCACGTGGGAAGAAGCCTACATTTAAAGTATTGTTGGACAACGTAGCAGTAATTAAGTATTGACCGTTCCCCTCGTTTACACCGCTTGTTACTGGCAATTCCATTTTTGGAGAAATTACAGATGTCATATCATTAAAATTGCGACCTGTAGCATCTCCATCACCTACTACTACACGTGTAAAAATTAAATTCTTGCGTATAGCCACGCTTTCAGCAATCATTGCCAAACCATTTTTAGTAACCACATTCTGTGGATATTGACTAGGCATTATTTACCCCCTTAACAATTAATATGATTAATTACATTAGCTTTAGTGATATACACACCAGCCACTATAGATGCATCTTCTAGCGTTGAATTAAATCCAACCATAGGATTAATAGTTGTTGTTTCAAACGTAGTAACAATGCTACCAGCATACAAATCAGTATCAACACTATGTACATCATTAATGCTTAACCCAATGTGTGATGGTTTAACCACCGTTAAGTTACTTCTAATTTGTGGTATAGCATATACAAAGGATGAGTTGTTAAACTCTAACTTTAATACACCATCTTCAAACTGAACATCTACATCATCAAGAACGAACGTTTTAACGATTGCCCTAATTCTATCTAGCGTACACTTGCCGTTATTATTCCATAACATTTGTACTATGGCTCTACGTTGTTCGATTGAGCCATCACCTTTGATACCTAAATCTTTTTCGTAAACCTTTAATCCACGTTCACCTACCGCATCAAAGAAGCCATTATCTAGCAATACATCTAGTAGTTCATCTATATCTTGCAGTTGTAATCCAGCTGCTTGATATAATTCACGAACCCATGGATCATTACGATACATCTTATTAATGGCTCTTAGTGCGTATTCTTTGAAATCTGTATTAGTCATTTAAAGCCACACTAACTGTACCTAATACGGCAACTTGTTCATTTGTTAGATTAATTTTAGTTGTCTGCCCATTTACAGTTACACTTTCATAGTCAGTAACACCAGCATTATCAATGATAATGTTACTAATTTGTGCGACTGATACATAGTTTTGTTTAAAGGCTATCTTCTTTAGGTAAGCGGTTACCGCTTCAGTAATGTCATTTGTAATAGTTGATTTAGTAGCCGTTGTAGTGTGTTGTACACCTCTAGCATCAATATTGATTGGCACTTCTGTAGCACTAACTACAGTACAATGTGCACCAATTGGTGCTTGACCTTCACCAATACCTTTGCTCTCTGGGTCTATGTAATCTTGTACACGCTTAACTAAATCGGTACTAGCAGCCTTTCTATCGGAATTAATAACAATCACTTTAACAGTATTGTTGCCATTCCATAAGCCTATTACATTAGCTTCGCCTACACCTTCGACCTCTTTGGCCCATTGCTTGTAGTGGTAATCGTTACCGCTTGTAGCTGGCTCACGAAGTTCTTCATAGTAGCGTTCACGCAAATCATCGTCTGCTTCTTCATCTTCGCCACCTTTTGCAGCATCATCATTGATTACTGCATTGATACCAGCAATAGTAATCGGCATTTGTGTAATACTACCTTTAGGAACATTACCAACTGCACCAGCTTTAGTGCATCGAATTTTGATGATAGAGTTATCTACTACATCCTTGTTTTCTAGCGACTCGTATTGAATACCGCTTTCGCTTTCAAATAAATCGCCCTCATGAATAGTGCCGTTACCATCTACAATACGTAGGTTACATACTGCCTTAGTCGCTAACTTTCGTTGCGTTCCTTTGCGTTGGAATACTACCCTTGTTAGTTCATCACCTGTTAAGTTATCCACGTTTTGTTTGCGTTCAATTTCTTCCGCCTTCTTCCACAGTTCAAGTAAAGCAAATGCTTCGCTCCTTGTTATGTCATACGTAGGAAAGCCTTCCGTTTTCTGATACGCATCATCAATGTTTTCAAGCATCGTATTATGGATGCTATCAACACTATAATTCGAATTCATGTTCTATCTTCACCTCTTCCCCTGTATTAGTAACTACTGTGAAATAAAAAATACCAGCGTTGAATTGCCAATCTTTGACAACTACAACACATGGTACTTTGTTCATGATACCTTCGGTTATTCTTCTTTTTATTTCAGATACTTTATATGCTCGTGGCAATCTGTACCCTAATAGCTTAGTTAGATCTAACCCAAAGCTATCACTATAGATTAAGTATTTCTTCATTTCAGTACGAATAAATAACTCAATCCATTGTTTAATTGCTTCAATCTGCGTATCTTCTACATTGCGACCATCCTCAAATACAAAACGATGTGTCTTATAATCGAATTTAAATGACCGCCCCACTTTATGTTGTGAGTTAGTAGCCGTTGCAGTTGATTGGATAGAGTTTGTGAAATTGTAGTCCTTTGGGAACATCATACCCCCTCTTTCACAATATCAACGATAAAGAAATGTTGCTCGTTTTCATCTGGTATAACAAGCACTTTATCGCCAGTTTTCCATAATTCATCAAGCACTATCTTGCCTTCACCCTGTGCATCGTAGTCAGATTTAGGGCCAGCTGGACACCCTTTATGTGTCATTTTGCCACTATGTCTATAAGAGTAAGTAGTGATATGGTGAATCAATTGAAAGCATACATATCCATTAGATGCATCTATCATAAACTTCCCATCTTTGATAGCTACTTTCCAAGGCGAAGTACTAATAACCTCACCAAGGCAAGCACCTATCCGTATAGGGTTAGTTCTATCTTTGAACATAGAAGCCATCTGACTGTGCCATTCTTCCATATATACCCCCTTATGACATTCTAATTACTTTACTAGGTGCTTCGTTTGTGTGCCATGCGTTATTGGCATCTGAATAGAATTTAGCGTGTCCTTCACTACTACTATTACCAAAACCACCGCCAGCACCATCAGATATAATAACGTGTTGATTATTGCCGTATACCAAGATATCGCCTTTTTTAGCATAGCCGTCAAAGGCTTCTACTTTGTACCCAGCACTTTGAGCATTATTAACTAGTGTATCTACATTAGCCGTGCCTATATCCGCCTGTTGCTTTAAGAATGGACTGTAGTATGAGCCAGCCTTAACCGCCACATCTACGCATCCATTATCACGATACACGCTTTCGTATCCGTTGAGTGCGTTCATACCAGCATCAACTTGTGTTGCATTAGCAGTACTATTTGTAGCATTAGGTGTAACAGTTGTAGTAGTACTTGTTGCATACTTACTCGTATCAAGTTCTTTAGTTACACGCTTTAGATCTAATGTCATAGTATGATTAACTCCATAATTATGCTTGCAGTTTTCCACTATGAATTTATCGTGTATATCTACTGTGTAATCATCAATTATAATAATGCGACCACTCCTTACTGTATCATCACCTAATAATGTTAGGTTTAACTTTTCAGCTACCTTATTAGTATCTTGAATAGTCTTTTTAGCAATCTGAGCAGTCTGTGCTTGCTTCTTATTATCAACTTTTACTATCTTCTTAATTAAGCCATATTTCTTGATGCTTTCATCATCTTGAATAGTTGACTTAACAGAGGTACTCTTTTCCTTTTGAGATATAGCTACGATGCTATTACGCATATCTTCCATGCTTAAATCTCTTGAGTAATTATTGATAGGTTGAGTGATAACTTTATCAAGCACTAAATCCTTGTAGTCCTCAACGTGTACCTTGCCATCTCGATATTCTAAGCGGTATTTATAGCCAGTTTCTTCCGTAGCTTGCTTAATAATATCCTTGATAACATCAGATACTGTTTCACCTTGATATATCTTCTTGATACTAGTCTTAATATCGGCTACATTACCCAAAGGAACACTATTTTCACTACATACTTTCTTGATAGCTTCAAGGCCACTAACACCATTGAATTGAATTTCTATCTCTGATTTATTGAGATAAAAGCAGTAGTCAAAGCAAGTATAAGTGTACTTATTAGCACCACTTTGTTTTTCGGCTACTATGATACCTTGAAATACTACTTGCTCCTGTTGTTGTTCGTTCAGCTTTGTTGTAGCACTCTTATTATTGTTGCTTAGTTGGTTACTAAATTCTACCTTACCGCCAATAGCAAGCCTTGTACCCATAAGGTTAAAATCAAATGGATTATCCACTAAATCAAAGGTAAATTCTTGACCTAGTGTATCAATACCATCTGACCTTTGATAGTTATTCGTATAGGCGGTAATTTCACGTGTTTCAGTAACATCTTTACCATCTTTGCCTTTGGTTGTGTTCGTATACTGTAACTTCATTTCTTAACCGCCTTACTATCAGTAGCCTTAGTGTCTGTAGCTTTATTTTCGCCACCAGTTGATGATTGAGCCGTTGTTGATGTATTAGTATATACATATTCCTCAATACCTATTGTGGCTTTAATATCGCCAATTTTGTCATAAGTGTATGATAGATCATTAATGACACATGGCATATTAAGGATTTCATTACCATCAGATTGAATAATACATATCCGCATCACGGCTTTCATCTGCCGTTGTGCTTGAAAGAATTGCAAACATTGTAACCCATCGCTACCATTACCACGAATAAAGGAGTAGTCCTTATTAATCGGTAACAAGATATTATCTAGTGTTAATGTACGCAACCCTAATGGCCCTATAAGTTTAATATCACCCCTAAGACCATTAAAAGTTTCATTAGCCTGTGGTTCATTAATTGTAGGTAAAGGGTTAGGTACTACAGGCAATGTTATGTACTCATCTGTTAATTCAGAGTGGAATACAATATCTGTAGTTGGTTTTCGTTCGGCATAATCTAAAATCTTACCGACTAAACCATGTGAAATCTTATCGGCAAACTTTGTAGCACGTGTTACCGCTAACTTCTGCAAGTCTGCCTGTTTCGTCATCAAGCGTTGTTTCATTACGCTTTTAGCATTGTCTTGAAAACTCACTTCACACCCCCTACATATTGCCCATTGCTAACATTATTTTATTGCTTATGTGATTACCGCATGCATCCATAAACTCTTCATTGCCAATCACATTCCCTTGCACTGTTACATTAACAGTAACATTCCCTCTGTTATTAGCTAATTGTCGCATGCTTTCATCATGTGGTATTACCTGTGAGCCATTAGGCAAATTGATAATCTCTCCACGTTGATTTTCATTAACGTATGTTGCGCCACCTTTCCAATACTCTGTGCCAGTTGCATTATGTTCACCAGTTACACGGCCTATAGTATTGTTATATAGCCATGCTCCACCCTCTTTAATAGCATCGATTTTCTCGCCAGCCCATTGTAATTTATCTTGTACCCATCCAAGCACATCCTGTGCGATGGATTTGATAATTCCAAAGTAACCATTGAAGATTTGTACCAAGCCATTAAAGGCCATATCCCAGTTACCAGTAAATACACCTACAATGAAATCAATAATACCGCTGAAAATCTGTTTAACACCATCAAGAATAGGACTCATGATTTCCATAAATCGGTTATAAATAGGTGCAACAACCTCTATAACACCATTTACAAATTCCATGCATCCACTTACTAAGCTATTCCATAATTCACTAGCATAGCTTGAAATAGCATCCCATACACCTATTGCTACCTCTTTTACTGTATCCCAGTTATAGATCAATAACGCAATAGCAGCTATCACGGCATATAATGCAAACACCATAGGATTGGCAATCATTAGCATATTCAATACTCTTACAATTTTTACTACAGTCATAAAGCCACTGAATATAGATAACAATATAGGTAAGATGCTAGATATTACATTAAAAGCAACAAAACCAGCTACAACTACTTTAAGAACAGGTACTAAGAACCCAAGATTGTCAACACACCACTTAATAACACTACCAACAGTAGCTAGAACACTTTTAACTACATTCATACCCTCTGTTAGATTTGTTTTGATGGTTTCCTTATTCTCTGTAATTACCTGTGCTATCCATGTAAATGCACCGCTAAATGTATTGAATATATCTTGAATAACTGGTGCAACTATAGGCATGATAGTGCTTACCATATCAATAAAGGCTTTTTGCATAGGCAATAGGCCCTTACCAATCGTAGCCATAAGTGCTGCCTGTTGGTTCTTCATCCGTTTTAGTTGTCCATCTGGTGTATTAGCTAGTATTTCATTCTGTTTAGAGAATGTACCATTAACAATTTCATTAATAGTAGCAAGTCTTTCGGCTTCTGTACCATTCTTGATGATTAGCTTTTGTGCTTCTGTTAAAGGTATCTTCATTTTAGTCAAGCCAGCTACATCACCATTAAAGGCTCTACCGATTGCTTGTGATGCTAACTGTGCATCTTCTGCCGTAGCATTAATACCAAATTTACCAGCAACAAGATTTGTTAAGGCTTCTGATAAATCATTCACCTTATCAACAGGAACATTCCATTTATTTAACTCTTGATAACCAGCACGAATAGTACCAGCAGAGATAACCCCTACTTGACCCCATTTAGATGCATACTCATTTAATTGCTTTTGTGCAGCATCTAGCGACTGTGCTGATTTATCATACAATGAATTGTTATTAGCCAAGCTATTACGCAATAATGTTTGAGATAGTTCCGCACTTTTTGCTACATCAAGTGCCTTTTTACCATAATCAACAATAGCACCAACACTAGCGAACGCACCCAAGCCTGACATTGCTAATCCCATCTTACCGATGCTACCAGCAATACCTAAGAATTTGTTATTAATTCCGTTACCAAAATTACTTAACTTATTCTTCATGGCTACCATCTTGCGTTCTGTGTCTTTCGCACTATCCCCAGCCTTTTTCATAGGTGCAGTAAATTGGTCTTTAAGACTAAGTAATACGTTAATACTTTTAGCCATTATTGCCCCTTTCTAAATCTTCCATATCCAATTCAAAGCACGCACAATAGAACGTGCGTTCTAATGGATCTAATGCAAGTAACGAGGATAATGTATGGCCTTTTTGCATATAATAGCGGAACATTGTTAGTTCCCTGTCCGCTCTTATTGCTTTTTTACATCTTCAACAGGATTTGCAATGCCATACATACCCAAGATAGCTTCACCCAATGCAGTAATATCTTCCACGCTATCGTTTAGCACTTTATACACTACATCTGTAGGTTCAGCACATTCATATTTTGCTTGTAACTCTTTATTCTTAAACAAAGGAACGCAAGCATAGATGAGTTGTACCATTGCATCCATTACAGTTGATAGTGTTGCATCTTGTTTAAGGTCATCCATAATGCGTAACACTGTAGGTAATGGTTGATGAATTACAGTTAACTCACCGCCTAAACCTTTTACATATACATCTTTAGATTGAAAACCCTCTTGCATATTGCGGTTAAGCAAATCTTCAAGTTGTAATTTAGCCATATATTATCCACCTCACATTAAAAAGGAAAGGCGATGCACTAAGCACCGCCTACATATTAAAGAATTAAGTCAAGATAGTTGTAATCCGCAAATTTGAAAGGATAACTTTCTTCTTGTACTTTTTTGTTTTCAAAACCATGTGTTAATTCATCCAAAGTAACACCAGTTAGTTCGATGCGTTCAGCACCATTTACATCTGGGTCAGTTAATTTAGATACGATTTTGATATCCGGCACACTACCATTTTTGATTTTGCCAGCAATCTTTTGTGCTACACGGCTATCGATTTTGTGAAGTACCAATGTACCAGCACCTTCAAAACCAACTAAGCGTTGATGAACACCCATTTCACCATTAATATCTACCGCTTCATATTTAAGGGAGATTTTAGCTTCAAAGGATTTAACATTTGCATATAATTCGCCATCAATCCACACCTTACCGAATTGACCGCGCAAGATTTGATTATGAATGTCTTTACTTGCCATACTTTACCCCCTTATTCCATAGTAATTTGGAAGGACAAATCTTCCATAGCATCCAAGATTTTAACTTTAGCAGCAATAAATACAGTAGACTTGAAGGACATTTCTTTAACTTTCGCTTCATCCCAATCTTCTGCTTCTGTTTTACCAACAGATAACCATGCTTGTCTTTGGTTTTCTACATCCACAAACGCATGATTATCATATTCTGGATCTAAAATTTCACCATTAACAACTTTAGTTAAGGATTTGAAATAAGCGTTTACAGAAGAAATAAACAAGTATTGGTTATCCAAATGGTTTTTATACTTGCCTACATAGTATTTTTTGAATGTAGAGTATAAATCTTCTTGAATTAAATCCATACTTTCAACAATGATGATTTTACGCATATCTTCTGTATCAGTAGATGTGAATGTAGTCAATGTATTAACACCACGGCCCACACGTACTACATTATCTTCATCATCATTGATAAGAAGCAACCAGCCTTCATCAGTCCACTTATTTACATCTTTTTCTGCAGTAACATAAGAGTTATCCACATAGTCTAAATCTTCCAATTCGTAGTATGTGATGCTACGGTTCATTGGTAAGTTAGCCAAAATAGATGTAATACGTGGTAAATAATCAGTCATTTTAACATTAGTGCCAGCTGCTGCATCGGCTTCATGTACAAAATTACCTTTCATATTTACAACGTGTTTATCATCAGCAACCGCTACATTAGCAACTACGCATTTAACTTTGCGACCTTTAGAGATAACATTACGAGATTTTGTATAAGATACTAAATCTGTTTGCCATTCTGCTACAGTAGTACAAGCCCAGTTGTATTTAATGCGGTCTAATACTTGTTTAAGGTCTGCAAATGCAGTTGTTTTAGATGGAACGTGTAACACTACTACTTTATTTACATTCACATAGAAGCAACGCTTCAACAATTTAATTGTATCGGCATTGTATTTTTTATCGGTAATGTCTGCTTCAAATTTGAATACATCATAGCCAATTTCTGTTTGTTTATCATCTTTAACGATGATTAATGCAGTACCACGTTCGGAACGTAGCACGGCAGATACCGCCTTTTGCAAGAATACGATATCAATATTTGGTAAGCCAATCGCCATATTCTGCTCCTTTTACCCATTAAAAATAGCACCCATACATAGTGGGTGCTATAACTATTCTTCCGTTGACTCTTGCAACTCTCCGTTGACCGCCAATTTTTCCATGTAAGGTGCATCTGCTTCTGGTCTGTTTTGATAGATCGTTACATCAAAGTTAGTGATATATGACATATCAGCCTTATTGATTGTTTCGACTATATCAGATGCAGTAATACTAAAACCATCTGCTACGTTAACTGGCATCGCTAACATCTCACGCAAACTTTCCCTTGCTTTGAGTAAGTTAAGATAACCAATCTCACGCTTTTCATTGAAGTAATAGATGTAGATATTAAGCGTATCACCTCTTAGGATTTCGCCTATATCTTCATTGTTAAAGTCTACCACCTCAATAAAAAATGATGGTCTAGTAAATCCCTCTGAAATATCTCTATCATTAACATCACAATTTAGCAGTTCTCTGCACTTTACTGTTAATGCTTTTACTATTTCAACTGCCGTTATCACTAGCCTAAACCTTTTTCATTAAGCATCTTATCAATAAATTCTTCCGCTAACCCTTGATATTCTGACGGAAAGGCTTTAGCAGTTTTACCCATTATAGCTTTACCTCTTACAAAGGCTTCTCCTGTGTTACCAACTATCAATTTAGGTTTACCCTGTGCAGAATGACCTAGCATCACATGACCATGTTCAACTAACCATGCATGAGGTGCGGTATTCTTAACACGCACTTGCCACTCATCCTTACCATACTTATACGCTCTATCACGTTTAAGGCCTTTGATAAGGTTCTTTGTGCCTTGCGTAGTACCGCTTTTATAGTTGTTTTTAGCATTAGCTTTTAGCTTATTGCCAGCACGTTGAAGAAAATTCTTTGTATCTTTCGGAAAGTCTTTAGTCGCTAGGTCTAGCAACTCTTGAGAAAACTCACTTAAACCTTCTGTTTCAATATCAACACCCATTAGATTACAACCTCTGTAAATATTTCTAGTCGCTCTTTATTTAGGTATGGATCCATAACATACAAGATGTTATATTTCTGCCCCTCAATAATTAGCCACATATCCGGTTCAATATCATTGCGATACCTACACACAATCTTATGTGTAGTTCTAGCAAGTGTAGTTTCTGCCGTTCTACCACTTAATAGACCGCCAGTCTGTGGAATGACACCACAATGCATATTTCCTATAACTGTATCAACAATAGGATATTGCCCCAATTCATTCATAGTGGTTGATTTTCTGTTAGCGTGAATTTCTGCTTGATGTTGCAATAAAGTGCTTAATCTACCTTTTCTATACATAATTTCACCTACAATAAGTTCATTGAATACTTATCTAAGATAGCCTGTGCCGTAGGGTTTACCACCGCATTTTCTACGGCCGTGAATGTACGATTATCGTAAAATTCGCCACATAAACTTAATACTGCGATAGGCATATCCTCATAATCATCAAGTGTAGTCTTATCAGCAATACCCATATATGTCATGCAATATGAAATTGCTGCAGATAATACCATGTCTAAGATAGGTTTAGTATCGGCTGTAACATCAACACGAATATAGTTCGATACAATATCAAGATTTAACTCACTAACTTTCATGTCTACTCCTCTGTTTCAGCCTTTTTGCTTCTGGTTTTAGCTTGTTTTACAGGCTCGATGTAACCAGCTTGTAATAGATCATTGATGATTACTTCGTCTGTATACTCAACAATGCTATCAAGTGGGGCAGATACTACCCCACTATAACCAACTAACACCTTGTACTTCATGACTATTAAGCCATTGCTAATGTAGCAATACGTTGTTCATCAACGATTTTGCCGTCAACTTCAACATAGCCAGCTACACCAACTGCATATTGAGTATAGAAGCGTTCTTGCAATACAGAAATTTCAGAGTTTTCACCGCTGATTTTAGTTGCATAACCTTTAAGGTCAGCATAGATTGCAACTTTAGCCTTTGTAGCAATTTTAGGCATATTGTCAGATTCGTATACAGGACGGCCTAACAATGTGTAGCCATAACCGTTTGTAAGGTCTTTATTAAGCAAGTATTCGCCTTGTGCATTTTTCAATTTTGCACATGCTTTAAATGTTTCAGGGTTCATGATGAACACACCATTACCACGATATGCTTGCGGTACTTTGAATTGAAGTTCAATCAAATCATCAGCAGTAATAGCAGTTGCACTACCAGCAGTTACTACATTTTTAGCTTGCAATAAGCCTTGAATTTTAGCGGAACCATTAATCATTTCGTTTTCTAAGAATACAACGATTGCTTCTGCTACTTTAGTTACTACATAGTTTACGATATCGAAGCCAGCGTTATTGATTAAGGATTTAGATACTTTGGTAAGTACGCCTACTACGTTACCTTTCAATGTAACAGATTTGAATTTACCGCTTGTAGATTCAAGTTCTTGGAATTCACCAACGTATGCACATGTAGTTTTAGATGTGGATTCATCTTCTACTGCGAATACCAAATCACCTTTTACATCGTAGAAATCAGAGTTTTCAATGATAGGTGCGATACGTTTAACAGTACCAATGATACGTTCAGCAATAGTGGATGGAATTACTACACCATTATCACCTTTAGTAAGGTTTACATCTGCACGAGTTTCAGTATCAGCGAATACAGTTTCACCGCTACGTAAGAAGTTAGCAAATGCACGTTCTTCTGCCATTGCCATTGCTTTTTCATCTGTTTTAGCTGGTGCTTCATCATCAGATACAGACATCATGGAGCGTTCTTCTTTTGCAAGTTTCAATGTTTTGTCAATGTCTGCTACTTCTTTTTGTAGACCTTCGAATTTTGTTGTTTCTTCTTCATTAAGGGCACGAGTTTCTTCATCTGCCACTTTAACAAGGTTGTTCATTTCTTCAACCAAACCATTACGTTTTTCAATAAGTTTTTTAAAATTCATGCTATCCTCTTTTCTTCGCATTAAAAAAGCACCCACATATGGTGGATGCTAAGCATTAAGTTCTTTTAAAATGTCATGATATTTCTGATTGCTGGTTTCTTCTTTATCATCAGACTTACGTTCTTCAATATCATATTCCAATGCACCAGTTGCAGTTTCGTTAGATCTACATTCGAGTAAATCTTCACCTTCATCTGCTCGTACATTGATAGATGTTGCAATATATGCTGGGTTCACAGATAAAATACTAACTTCACTAACATCAATAGACTTCAATGTGCGAATTTCTGGCATGTTTTCTTGTTTATCCCATGCATCTTCTAGTTTTCTAAAACCGAAAGACCAACCTTTGAGTTGTCTATTTTCTGCTAGTTGTACTACTTCCGCATCAGATACAATAGCTTTTGCATATAAGCCAATGCTATCTTCTCTTAATTCAAGCGAGCCGTCTTGTTGGTCTCCCAATTTTCTGCGGTGGTTGAAGCGTAACTCTACATTATTATTGCGTTGTAATGCAGAATTGAACGCACCACTTTGTACTTTTTCTAAAAAATTACCCCTTACATCACGAATAGGTTTACTTAAACGCTCTGTAACATTTACATAGCCCTCAATCGTAACTGCACCATTACGGACTTCAATTTTCATCATTTTCACCCCCTTTCACAGATTTTAGTGTAGTTAAATCACCAAGCACACCAGTATTTGGTGTGTACACTTTCTTCGTATCTGGATAATAGAATACGTTCGCAAGGTTCATACTTACGAAGTCAATACCCATAGGGGATAAGTCCTCACGTTGACGAATTTCATCCACGTTAATCCAGTTGCTATCCAATGCAGTCTTGTATGCATTAAAGCGTGTAAGCATATCCGCTTTCAATAGATCATTCATATCTAAGCTAAAATACAGATTACCTTTTTCAGTTTCAAGCAACATCGAACGATTGATAGCTTCAACAAAGCAATTTACGATTGGCATAATCGTAGTTTTAACAAAAATATTAAATGCTTTTTCATCTGTAAATGTTTTGTCAGTAAAACCAAACAATTTATAAATTAAGTCAGCGTTTGTTTGTTTGCTTTCGTTGAGTTGGTTTTCTACGGCCGTACTATCAGCACTTTCAAATGTAATACCCTTATTAAGTACAATTACATCGCTAGTACCAAGCTTAGCCGTCATCATTCGCCATGCTTTTTTGAGTGCTTCAAGTGCTTTTACCGTCAATCTTCCCTCAGATTTAAGGAAGCCTTTACGAACACCCTTACTGATTACACCATTTTCATATACTAACGCATTGTACATACTAGAAATCTGTGTAGCGTTATCGTCTAATAACCCTCTACCATGCACCCCATCGTTACTATTTCTAACGGCACGCATGATATTAAAGTTATCGTAGTAGTTCCCATCTACTAAGAAAAGTACAGTCCTATCAATTAGCTTGCCGTTATCCAGCACACTTACACGATATTTAGGCAGATATTGTAATGATGTAGCATTGTTGCCATCTTTACCAATGTAACAATAACAAGCACCTTCCATAATTAGATCATTAATCATGGCTTGCTTTGTTTCAAACGCACCTAGCGTTGAATTTGTTTCAATGTTTAATAGCTTTGTACGTTCATCATCTGTGATTTCTGTAATAGTATTACCATCTCGTTTGTATAGCTTGATAGGAATACCAGCAATAATACCACTAATTAAAAACAACGCACTTGCTACTGCTGGCACGCTTAATGCTTGCTTGCGTGTTACATTTGTAGATGCATCAAAGCTAGGGAGCCCTAAATCCACATCGTCAGCCGTATCAATGAATGAATTTTCACTAACTACGGCTTCTTCTCTGACCTCTAAACCAAAGAAATTTTTAATTATTCCCAATATTTCACCCCCTTTCTACATTTGTACAACCCAATCAAGGGTACTATTAAGCATATAATTTTGATGCAATAGGTACATTGCATTGATACCAGCTACTACCATATCAACCTTACCTCGTGATTTTTTCTTGTTAACATACCTATTCATGTTAGTATCGTACACACATCGTGAGTTTTCAAAGTTGATTTCTAGTAATTTGTTACCTTTTTCATAAACAAGATTGCCATCGGCTACCAATTCTGCAAGCCATTTTGTAGCAGGATGTAACACGCTAGAATGTTGTTTAATTTCTACCATCGTATATCCTGCATCTTCTAATTTTTGTGCAGTTGATAAAGCATTATACCTATCATAGCCAATACCCATTACAGTAGCCCCATATTTAGCTTCTATTTGCATTATGTAGCGTTCAATAGCACCATAATCTACTGTACGATTGCCACATGCCAGGCAATATCCAGCATTAATAAAATCACGATAAGGAATACGTTCCAATTTTGACTTCTCGTCTATTCTATCTTCTGGTACAAAGGCAACCGCATCAAGATATACCTTTTCTGTTTCTTCATCAAAGGCAACCATAGACACGGCACAGTTATCTGTAGTCATAGCCAGGTCAACACCAAGGAACACTTCACGGCCGCTCCAGTCGATATGATCTATAGCACCTTTCTGTAAATCAGCTACGTTTACAAAACTTTCACTACCAGCACCGCTATAAATGATATTGCAATGCTTTGTTATGAAGTTCTCACGTTTACTTTCAATCTCTATAGCTACTTGCCGTTTAGATTTCAAATCATCCATGATTTCTGTTACTTCAATAGCTAGTGGGTTACTTTGTTCTAGTACTTCATCATTTGTGGCCCATCCTTTAGTATCATCTGGTTCATATAACAAGGCGAATACCTTATCATCATCTACTGCACCATTCAATACACGCTTTGCATAGTCCACTTCATCTTCAAATGGATTGTTAAGCGTAGGATATTTAGTTGAAATGATGAAGCCTAGCTTGTTTAAGATAGTCAATTGCCCTGACCTCATCGCTTCAATAGCGTATGTATTAGGCAATGCACCAGTTTCATCTACAAGGAACACGCTAGGTAGCTTACCATCTAACCGCCCTGTTGAGTAGTTAAGAGGTGTATATCTATTTTCAGTTATGTTGCAATGGATATAATCACGCAGTATTTTAAACTTTTCTTTGCCATTCATCTTTCCCAGTAGTGCTGGACTACTTCTTATAATTTCTTCAATAGCCGTTTTAATCTCACGAGATAGTGAACCGTCTGGTGCTACCGAATAGAATTTAGAGAATTTAGGTTCTATGAAGAAAAGCAAAATAAAAAGAACAGCAATTAAAAATGTTTTACCGTTCTTTCTACAAATTTCCAATATAGCGTTTTCATATCTACGTTTATCTTTATTATCTCTATCTACAGTACACAGAATAGCGATGATGAATAGCCATTGAAAGCCAGCCATAGCATCATACACAGTAGAGTTAGCTTTTAACCCTTTAGGCATCACCATTAGTTTCAGTAATTCGCCTATAGTATGCACTTTGTTATCGTCAATCATGTAACGGCTATCTTTACCATTGGCAATAGTAAGAAATTCCTTTACTTGTAGTTTGACATATTTAGGTGCATTAACCTTACCCTCTGCTACATCCATTGCGTACTTGTATGCTGGATGTTTTTTATTCATCAACTACTACCCCCTTGCAATACATTAAGCAATGGATCTTGTTCTTCTTCTTTTTGATTAGCTACAAGCACACCCAGCTTTGCCCTAGATTGTGGAGATAGACACAATTCATCACATAATTTTAAATAGGTTCTTACTAGTTTTTCTTGTGTTGCCACAAACTCCCTATCAATTGCAAGTGTAGGCCTTTTGGCTACACGCTTATTTGCCGTATGTAACATATCAATAGCTACGCTAGCTTGAATAATTGTTTGTGTATCTAATCGGCTTAATACTTTAGCTTGCCTTAATGCATCCACAATAAAATGAAATGCTTCTAATTGTGTTTTAGTTAGATAGCTTGGCGGTTCTATTTCCGCATCATCAATGAACGCATTTTCTACAGCAATGCGTTTTTCTTTTTCTGCCTTTGTTAAGTGCTTCTTTGTAGTCCTTGCTGATACAGCTTTTCTCATGTGTCCACCTCCTTTCCTCTTCCTTGCAGCATTCTTGTATAGACCCTATATAAATAAATATATATTCACGTGCGTACGCATGTCCCATTAGGGAAAATTGTGTAAATTGTGGTGAGCAGTACGGTCTTGGACTTTTTCGCTAAAAAATTATTTTATGGTAGGGGGGGTGCTAATTATTTTTTTCAAGTACTCCCTCTTGTATTCTCCATGGTCTGCTTTGTGATGATGCATCTTGCATAATGTAATCAAGTTCTTTTCATCTGTACGCTTCTTCCATGCTTCGTGTAATGGTTCAATGTGATGTACATCTAAGCGTTGCCCTACACTAATATAATTATCTTCGTGCAAGCATAATCTACATAGATGTTTATCACGATCTAATATATGTCTTCTGCAGTCTTGCCATTCAACACTGCTTCTGAACTTCCGTTCTTTCCTTCTGCTATCAGATGCATTTGCATGCTCCTGCTTGTAGTTGCGCTTTGGCTTATGTGGACATTCTCCTTCATGTATTCCTCCACAATAGCTACATGCTTTTAGCATTGCATCACCTCTACTTTAATACCGTATTGCTATTACGCTTTAACTTCCCATGTGTCCTTCTACATAATCCGCAATTTGTTTTTCTTGCATCATTCTGTGTTATGTAGCTTTGACATATTCCATCATATTCAATTGTGTCTGCAGTACAGATGCCATATTTATTATTAAGGCATCTATCCCTGTTACAACATATTCTAGTCATACATCATATCCCATTGCTCTACGATTTATTGCATAGGCTTCATCATATGTAATACCTTCACGCTCTGCTACTTTATTTAAGCAATCATCTTTAGTTGGATATTGTCCACTGTGTGTATTGATATGGCATTGTGTACAGAGTTGTATTAAGTTCTCCTTAATATCTCCACCACCACTGCCACGTGTATTAATATGATGCGGTTCTATATTTGTTCTTTGTCCGCATATTTCACAATATGTCTTGCGAACTTCTTGTATCGTTTTCTTGGATGTAATTCTTTTATGCTTCATCAAATACCCCTTATAAACTAAAAAGGACCGCATCATACTGTGTTGTGCGACCTGTGTATGATGTAGTCCTTAATAGTGTGTAGTTTTTCTAGGAGGCTTGTTGAAAGTGTTCTCTTCATCCATGCCCACATACAGTATCTCATATATTGAGTGTCAAATAATAGCAACCTTTTTGTAAATTTCCTCAAAATTTTTAATTGCTCTTTTATGTAAGTTATGAACATTCTGCCTTGAACAATCTATTAGTTCTGCAACTTTTTCCCATGTACATCCATTAATGTACCTATCTACTAAAACAATCCTTTGCTTAGTACTACAAATTTGATTGATCATAAATCTGGCTCGCTCTCTCTCCTGTAAGTAAGCACTCCATTCTTTCATAATCTCTTCTGTAACCGCATCAAGATTTGCAACTTTATCCGCAATAGTAATTGGTTGCCCTCCACTTACTTTATCCTTACTATAATCAATGGCTTGTAGACTCATGATATCTTGTCTTATTTTAAATATTTCTCTCTCCTTACACCTTATATTCAAATCAGTATCACGTATCTGATTTAAATATTCCCTTCCAGTCATCGGATATTATCTCCCTGTTCCTTTAATTTATCGGTCCATTCTTTCCATGTATATATTGGTATCCCTTTTGCTATTGCAAATGACCATTCACCAATGCAGCCTTTAGATGTTTCCCAGTCCCCACATAATACTAAGGCATCACATTTATTTAGCATGTCCAAACATATTTTTAAGCCTTTTGAATACTGTGTATCAAAGTACAACATGCTGAAATTGTGAAGAGGTGATAGATATGTGTTGTTCTTATCTAGCATTACTAAGTTTTCCATAATTGTATCAATGGAATACTTATTAGCTTTATCTCCACCAAACGGATGCGCTACATAAATTAATTGGTTTTTAATCATCCGCTTCTCCTTCTTGTACTAGATCATTGATGTGAAATGTTTCACCCTCAACCGCATTATCTTCCAATTCTTCTTCCCATAATTTTCCCTGCGCTCTTGCACCTCTTACAAATAATTCTATTTCTTCTACTAATGGAATAAGCTTTTCTGGCGCTTCATCTATTACACTTAGCCATGATGTGCTAATTGTACATTCATCTCCATACTTGTTTGTAATTATAAGCACATACTTTGCTTCTGTAATAACCTTAGGCATTTCCTTATGCCATTTAAAACTAATTGATTTAATCTTCATCCACTCTTCTTCAAATAACTTGAACACTTTAAATGTTTCAATTACCAATGTTCTTGCTTTTACATATGCTTCTAATATCTCTGGTCTGAAATCATCCTCTGTGCTTAATTGATATGTTTCAGTAATACCAGCATTATTTGCTTTCTCATACTTTACTTTCTTTTTATCCCCAAACCCAATGCTTAGTATCCTCATTTTTGTTTTCCTTTCCTACCTCTTGCTCTTCGAAGTTCAAATCTTTGTTTTTCTTCACATTCCCAATCACCGCATATTACCTTACGTGTATCATTTGTATGGAACTTCTTTCCGCACTGTATACAGTATCTTGTGTATTTAAATGCTTTCTCTAATCGTTCAAGGCGCTCTAGCTCTATTTGTTCCTTTGTCCTTCTAGGCTCTACTGGTTTTCCTTCTCTACAATCTGAACACCATGTGCTATGACTATCTGGTGTAAATAACCTATCACATCTATGACATTTTCTTTGCATGTTTGCTCCTTAATCTCTTACAGTGCAGCTATATCCTTTTAGCTTTCTCATTCTGTGTCTAATGGTTCTTACATTATCTCTAATGTATTTACACGCATCATTCTGTATGTTCTTTTGCTCGTTGTATTTATCTAACTGCACTCTCCATTGAATGTAGCTTTCACATTTACTGTGGCACCCTACTTCTCTAAATTGGCACTCCCTGCATGGTGGTTTCATAATAACTCCTTGCCCATTGATTAAATACTTTGTTCCCCTTTAATGTATCTCTTCGTATTCTTGCCTTTATCAAAGCATCAGATGATACGAATACATACCCCCAATGTGGAATGAATACTCTTCTTACTTCCTTTTGCCGTCCTTTTACAATATGATCATGTGCTTTTATTAGGTTTCTAAATCTATCATTCATGCTCATATCCCTCTAATTTATTGCCTACTACTTTAACTTTCCCATTATTCAATACAAATGCTAAGTCAAAATCTAATACCGCATCACGTTGTGTTGTTTCCTGCTGTTTAATTGCCTTACATCTCCATTGGTATTTATCAACGCTGTAATATACTTCCCCTACCATTGGTGTATCTTGTATTGATTTGCAATCAAACTCTATATGGTCCTTTTCGTATATCCTTTTCCCTAGCGTGTCTTTTGCTTCGCTTCCTCTACATAGTGTCCCATCCTCAATTGGTACCCATGCATATGTATCATTTTCTACCGCTAATAGTCTTATTTGTGAGTATCTTTGCTTTATTTCATCACTGCTTACCCATTCCGACCTGTTTAAGTTCTTTCTTAGGCCTTTATATACTAATGGCTTCATGCTACCTCCTCACACACTGCATTGATGCCTAGCTTCTTTAGTAACTCGTGTATCATCAATCTTCCTTTTTGTGTCCAGCGTGTAGATGCTTTGCACTCCAATCTTCCGTCTGTAGTCATGTATGTGTGTGTCTTAGTCTTTGTATATCCCTTACGCATTAAATCGCTATATAAAATCCATTGACCGTTTACGCTGCGTTGGATGTGTGCATCATGTAGTATTTTGTTTAAAGCTTTAGCACTTAATCCATAGTCTGCAGCAATCTGTGTTACTGTCATTGCATTTGTACTACTTAGAATTTTGTCCACATAGTCAACCTTTGGCTCATATTCTGCTATTTGTTGTTTCTGTTGCTCAATAATTGCCTTTGATTGGTTATGTGCTTCTACTTCGTCTGCATATAATCTCAATGCTTCTGGCAGTGTCTTTGGAATATGTAGATCATAGCTTCCTGTTTTTCTAATTTGTGGAAGTACTTCGCTAGTTACCCAGCGTTTAAATTTCTTCGCACTTGGCATCTTTGATTTCAATATCAAGGAATATAGTCCAGACTCATTGATTAAATATGTTTCCCTCTTTTGGCCTGTGTCGGCAATTTGCCAACGCAGCTTATCTTCTTCATCAATATGTTTTCTGATTGCATCTGCAGTATCTTTATATCCAAGTGCAGTTGCTACGCTCTTGGCCACAAAGTACACTTCATTTTCAATAATGATAGTTCTTAATTCCCCAAACTCATTACTGTTAAATAGTGTTGTTACATGGTTCATAACTTCGCCCCCTAGTTTTAGGTAAGGGCGGATATACCGCCCACCTATTTTATTTGCTTACCGCATCAAGTCTTGCTGTTAATTCTGCAATTTGTGCTTTCATGGCTTCAATTTCTCCGTCACGCTTTGCTTGTGGTTCATATTCACTATGTTTACCAAATTTGAAAGATGCGCTTACGTTGTACATGTTTTCACTGCCAAATGTACCTGCAATACCAAGTAATACTTTTTCATTTGGTCTGTAGTATGCACCTAATGCCACTGCATTGGCATTTTTATAGTGACCATATGCTACAGATGTGCTAAATTTATCATCTTTGTTAAATTCCATTGGATGTAGTCCAGCTAATGCAGCTGCACTTGCACCCACTTTATTAATTCGTCCGTCCAATTGCTTAATGTCTGCTTTTAAATTTGTTAGTGTATTGCTTGCTTGATGTTCTAGCTTATCAATGCGCTCTTCATGATTTTTCAATACACGATCATTAGCCTTGATAGCATTTTTATTATTTGCAATGTCCGCATCATGTTGTGCAATACGTTGTGTGTTATTTTTAATTGCATCCTTATGATTTGCTAGTGTGTTATGTACTGCAGTATTGAATTGTTGTTGGGCATCTAGTGCTTTATCAATATCTTCACCCATTGTATTAATGGCATCATATGCAGCATGTAGCTGTGAACCATTTACTGCATCAGTAGAAGATGCATCTACTCTGCCTGCTGCAACATTCTGTACTTGGCGAACATAGTTTTTTACTCCGCCAAAGCCTGCACGCTGTTTACTGCCTACGCTTACTACTGATGTTGCATCTGTACCTGCAAATACATATGTTGTATTGTTTACCATTGCTTGCAGTTGATTAACTGCATTGTCTGTTACACTATTTGTTCCTAGTGCAACGCTATTTGGCTTATCCGCCACAATATTATTGCCGATGCCTACCGCATCAATTGCAGTAACCTTTGTATGTGTTCCAATGGCCATTGCGCCCTGTCCTGCTGTTTCAGAATTGGCGCCAATGATCGTTTGTTCCATATCACCAGCCATTTTGTTGTTGTAACCAATCACAGTTGATTGATTTCCTTTAATGTCTTTGTTATTAGCACCTACAACCACTGTATTTTCACCAGTGATATTGTTTGTGCGCCCAATTGCAACGCTAGATACACCACTTACATATGCGCCATTGCCAATTGCAATAGTGTCATATGCTGATGTTCTTGCTTGGCTACCAATTGCATATGTGTATTCAGTCAATGCTTCTGCATGACTACCAAATGCAAATGTATTTCTTCCTTCTGCTTTTGAATTATTGCCCCCAACAAATGAATTTGTTCCATTTACTGTGTTGTTTTCACCAAATGCAATTGCATTGTTAGAATTTACAGTGTTTTTATATCCAAATACTGCAGCACTATTTGCTGTTGCCACATTATCTGTACCACCTACTAAATTATTTGTTCCATTTGCATATGCACCATTAACTACTGCGCTTAATACCATTACTGCTAACATTACTTTTTTCATTGTTTTCTACCTCGTTTTGTTTTAATTCCTAATTGTTTACAAATATTTCTAATTAGACTTTGACTTACTTCTAATTCTTCTGCTATTTTTCTTTGGCTTAGTCCTCTGTCAATCAGTGGCTGCAACACATCTTCATTTATTTGTTCCTTTAAGCCTAACGCTTTTAATGCGTTCCGCTTATCCATTGCGCCGTATACTACCGCACCTAGTGCCAGCCAATTTATGCAGTTCATCGGAACACCTGCCATGCTTGCACTTTGCATGTTGTTTCCTCCTATTTTGCATAAACCTTTGTAGGACTATATGCAGGGCAATCTTCACATTCTTCTTTTTTTAGCCAATATAAAGTGCCTGCTGTTTTGCCTTTGAATACTTTAATTGATGTTTTCCCTTTGGGGCATGTTGCTTTTACCCATAGCGCACCACTTTTTGCTGGTCCAAATGAGTGGCTACATATCTTTCTTGGTCTACCTCTTCGCATTTATTTCCTCCTAGAATGGAATAGGTTCATCATTTGCAAACCCATTTTCAAAATTGCTTGGTGTACTTTCATTCTCTTTCAAACCATATGTAAGGACTTTGGCCACAATCTCTGTAATGTATCTCTTTCCTCCGTCTTTTTCATATGATCTAGTTCTTAGTTCACCATTTACTGATACAAAATCACCTTTCTTTAATCCACTGTATTTTTCCGCATCAACCCAGCATACAATGTTGTGATATTGTGTACTCTGTTGCTCGTTTACATATTTATTGGTTGCCATTCTAAATGTGAGTACTGGCTTTCCTGTTTTTGTGTAACGTAGTTCTGCATCTGCTACTACGTTACCGCTTAAAAATACTTCATTTACGTTTATCATTTACTTCATCCTCCCACTTTTTGCATTCACTGCTAATCACGCATAATGCCATTATTGATACTCCTAGCATTGCCCCTATCACAATGCCTATTCCTAGTAGTTCCATGTTTTACCTCCTCAATTCTTATCAATCTGTAAAATCTGTAAGGATAACCCTCATCAGATACAGCTTCAACTACACTGTCTGTTTCTACGTAATAGCCTTTTGGCGGTTGGATGTAATCTCTCCATTCGCTTGGCTTCAATATTTCTGTTTTTACTTTTGGCTTTTCTAAATTCTTGCTACTATTCCACCTGCGCTTAAATGCATCTTCTTTATCTGAATAGCATGCACTTCTTTTTTCCTTTACAAAGTAGCTTGCTAATCTCACTGCATCTTCTGCTCTGCCTTGGTATAACATCAACTTATGCATGCCATGTGGCCAAAGTTCATTTAGTTCATCTGAATATAGTTCTGCATTATTGATGATCATGTGGAAATGTATTCTTGTTTTCCCCTCCGCTATGTAAATGTATTTCAATTCTTTATCCAGTTTTTTATATCTACGTTTGAGCCGTCTTATAAAGTTCTGAATATCTTTCTTTGCATCTTCCCATGTAGCAGGCTGTTCTTTATATGTGAGTGTGATGTAACAATCATTTGTAGTGAAATTGTTATCAATCAACATACGCAGCATTGCTTCCGCTTGTTTTTCATTTTGTTTTTTCTGTGCTTCTGGTGTGATGCTTTTCTTTTTTACACGCTTGCCATTCTTTCTATAGGTTCTTGATGTGTGATAATCAAGTACCTCTATCATATTTTTAGATATGACCTTCTTACGCTTCCTCATCGTAATTACTCCCCATGGTTGATTTGTTAATATGTTATATCTAGTTAATAAGAAAAGCCTTGAAATAAGCTTTTTTCTAGTCTTTCATGCCCATGTGTGATATAATTACGTTAGGTTTGGTGCGTAATTACGTGCTTGATTAGGCTACTTTAATTAGTGGCCTTTTCTTTTTGCCTAGGATAATTGCAATGCATGTCACCTTGTTCAAACTCTAAATATTGGCATGCATCGCAATGTTCCATACATATAATCCCTTTAGCCTGTCTACAATGAATGTAGGCACGGCTTTTTTTATTGCACTCATCACATATGCTGCAGTGTTTACTCATTACACATCACCGCATCAAGCAGTATCCCTCTTGCAGTTAATGCAAGGTATACTTTGTGTTCTTTAATTGGGCCTTTCCCTGTTATGCGTAATACATATTCCCCTGTCTTTCGCTTAATAAAAATGGCGCATCCATTAGCAAGAATAGTAAAGTCTAAACTTGCACTTTTATTGCTTACACTGATAGATGTAATGTGTTCCCTTAAAATTTGCATTTCTTCATCATCAAACAGTAAATATGTTTTTAGTAGATCTAGTGCTTTTTCTCTTTTGTCTTTCATGTTTTATCACCTCCTTAACCCTTCCCAACATCCAAATTGTGATGCCAGTTGCCAGTGTTAAAACCATATTGATTAGTATTTGCCAGCCTTCTGCTTGCTCAATTCCTCCATATAGGCCTAACCCCAATATCCCTAAGCACCATTGCACGGTTGTTATTAGATTTATAATGTTCATCTTCTATGCCCCCTTTAGCCACTTCATGTGCTGCCCTTTCATCCATGCTTCAAACTTTTCAACATGTACCAGCGTTTGTTGTGGTCCTAGTTGCATACAGATTTCATTAAATCTACCTTCATTGCGGATCATATCTATTCTTCTATAGATATACATCTTGCTTCGTCCCCATATCTTAGCTAGTGTGCTAATAGGCACATATTTTGGTTGAACACTTTCCATTCCTACTACTCCTTCTAATCACGTCTTATATTTAAATAATCCACGTTAACTTTTATTCCTAGTTCTCCTAACTCTTTAATCCCTTGTTCTACTGTTCTTTATGCAGCGGTAACTTTGAAAGATAAGTAGCTTCATACTCTAATACAGTAGAAACATTAAGAAGGATTTCATTTGCTCCTGCATATGTAAGTCCTTCTTTTTCTTTTAATAAAGCAACTACTTCCATTACAGTTGGATCTTGATATAAATCTTTAACTGTCCGTAGTTCCCAGTCATTCATTGGTTGTCTTAAAGTTTTCATGTGATTTCACCTCTTTGTTTTATTTTCATCATTTATTCATGTATAATGTTTCTTGATAGGATAATGACATATGCTGAACTACTTGGTAACAAGTAGATGTAAAGGATAAAAAGCCTTTGCGATAACATCTTGGTGGTTAACCCACAATTAGAAATTCTTAAAAACACAAATAAAGTTATTTCTATGATTCAATCTTCTGCAAAAACTTCACTTGCAAAAGACTTTGCTCTTAATGCTCAAACACAAGGAGCTTTAGCGTTAGCACAAAATGTAGCTAATAGCCCAATGCTTCAATTAGAGAAAGCTTCTGGTATTTCTCGATTACGTGATTTTGGTTTAGGAAAGGATGTTTACACGTCCCATTGGTAAGTAATTACTAATTGCAAATTGGGTGAATTCAAGGGATCTCCTGCTGCAACAGGACAACCTTGAGCCAAGACAAAGTAAATGCCTTGTATACTTTGTAAGGTGCAACGCATAGATGGTGAGGAGCATTACCAATAATCCATCCACGAGCGCCCAATATCCTATCTATTGCCACTAACTTTTGTTAGTGGCTTTTTATTTTCCCATTTGGTTTCACCTCTGCTAATTCACAACTTGTATATTATGCAAGTTATTATGTAAAAAAATATCTACTCTACTAGAGCAGTCTAATCCAAGCCAATCACTAATCATTGTAGCTTCTACTACATCAAATTGTGTTTTCCCATTCATTTTGCTGTTAATGGTTGTAATAGATACTCCTAATAACTCTGCTAAATCTGCATATGTTTTCTTGTGTTCTACCAACAACCCTTTCAGTTTTTCTAGTTTCATCTTTTCACCTCACTTTACTTGCACCATATGCAAGTTTCTAGTTACATGATAAGCCCATTAGAAAAACCTGTCAACCGCTCTATGCAAGATTTTATAAAAGTTTTATAATTTTTCTTGAATTTTATTCAAGTTTATTGTAATATAAGATTGTAAGGGCGATTCTTATTCGGAGGCATATTATGAGTATCGATGAAAGAAATACAATAAATAAAGAAATAGGAGAAAGAATAAAAACTATTAGAAAACAAAAAGGTATAACATTAGCTGACCTAGGAGCAAGATTAGGTATTAGTGAAAGCAATATGCAAAGATATGAATCTGGTAAAATCTCTAGTGTTTCTATTGATTTTATTAATAGATTAGCTCCTATATTAGAAGTAAAACCAGAATGGTTAATTGGTTGGGATAAAGATGATGCTTCTCAAGGTTATTATCTCGATTCTGAAACTGCTGAATATGCTGAATACCTTCGCACTCGTCCTTCTGCACGTTTATTATTTTCCGCATCTCGTGGCATTTCCAAAGAGGACATGGAGAAAGCAGTTGAATATATTGAACTTTTAAAATTAAAACATAATAAATAATACTATTAGGGGTTGTTAGTTTGATTATTAATATTATTGAGTGTGATATTCCTAATGTGAAAGCCATTTCATCAACTGGGGAAGATGAAGGTGTACACAACATTTATATTCGTAAAAATATGTCATTTGAAGATATGCGTAACGAAATAAAGCATGAATTGCTGCATATCATTAATGATGATTTTCACATAGATCATCATGTTAATTTAATTGAACACATGGTAAGACGGAAAGAACTTACAGATGAATTACTTGAAGAAATAGATTTCTATCACCATATATTATGATGCTAAGGGGATATAAGTGAAAAAGTTGATTTTATTAATACGAAAATATATTTTATATGCAAAGCATTTAGCTAGTACTAATACTAAGAATTTTGAACGGTTTAAAAGTTGGATGCATACATATATTGCTTATAAATCCAATGAGTCTAAATTTAGTCCAACCTATCTTCCCAAATACGAACAGGGACAAATTATATTTGTTGATTTTGGATGTGGCATCAGACACGAATTTAGTTATCCGCATTATGCCATTGTCTTAAATACTAATGATAGGAAGAAAAATGATTTGCTTACTGTTGTCCCTTTAACCTCCAAAAAGGAAAAACATAATACCCTCAAAGAATGGGAACATGAAATTTCCTACCCTATCAAAAATTTATTGATTGATAAAGTCCTTTCTGATTTCAATCTTTATGGTGATAAATATGTTCAGCTTCGTGATAAGGTTATTGCATTTGCAAAAAATTCTTCATCACTAAGTAAGGATGAGTATGCCAAGCGTTATTCAGCACTTGTTGATGCTGGTGTAAAAGAAATCTACTCTAGCAATAAAGATGTTATGGACTTTGCAGAAAAAATGGCTAAAGGCACTATTGTAGAATTAAATCAGATCAAGACTATTAGCAAATCAAGAATAATATTCCCTGTTAAAAAATCTCATGCTTTATATGATATAAAAATACATCCAGCCGATTTAATAAGTATTCATTATGCCTTAATGTCTCATATCATTTTAGGCAAGGAATATATTGACAACCAATAGTTGTGAACGTATAATTAAAGTACAAATTGGGCTATGATTCCCAAAACTAACTTTATATTATCCTTTTGGATAAAAAAGAAAAGCGTTCCTTATTGGAGCGCTTTTTTTGTTATCTTTTATATAAAAAATACCCCCTACCCTGCACTAACAGAGTAAGGGGTTATGATACACCTAAGAGGTATACCACTTTAGCTTTCTTTATTATACCATACCTCTTAGGCTTCTTTACTATACTATTTTAGCCTAGGAGGTTTTTATGTGGGTTGAAACTATAACCACTAAAGCTGGTATTACTAAATATAAATTTCAAGAACGCTATACAGATGTATATAGTGGTAAAACAAAAAGAGTATCTGTTACTTATACCAGCAATAGCAGACAAGCCTATAAAATGGCGCAAGCTGAATTACAGAAAAAAATTGACTTGGCCACTAATACAGATATTGCTAAAGATATGACATTAAATGATGTTATATCTGAATATTTAGAGTCAAAGCGTGCGTTTAGAAAATCATCTACTCAATATAGTATGGATAATTTACATAAGCAAGTAATTAAATGGTTCCCTACTGATATATTATTATCTAAGTTATCCCCTTACATTATTCAAAGTACCTTTGATAAATTCGCTTGCCAATATTCATATAACTATACTAAGCTTGCTCTTAGTCTTATTAGGCAATCATTGAAGTATGCAAGGCGCATGGAATATATTCGTGATATTTCATTCTTAGACAATATAGAACTTCAAAAACCAGTTGCTGATGTTGACCGCATCAAGAAACAGCGCTCTAAATTTCTAACTAAAGATGAACTAAAAGATTTACTATCACAATTAGATACTATCAATCATCATGTATCCCTATTATGTGAGTTTCAATCTTTAACTGGTCTTAGATTTGGTGAAATGGTAGCCTTACGCACTCAAGACTATGATAAAGAAAATGCTGAAATAGATGTAAACGCTACTTTATCCAATCGTGGTAGCTTTTCTGACCCTGCTATGCGCCTTCCACCAAAGAATGTTCATTCTATTCGCAAGGTGAAATTGGATGCACGTGCTGTACAAATTATTAATCACTTTATAACCGCTAATCAAGCAAGGCGATTATGGAAATCTAAATTTGCTGACCTAGGCTATATCTTTGTTACGGATGGTGGATTGCCATATGATCTACATTATGTAAACCGTACTATAAAAAAACTTGATTTTCCTAAACCAGTAAGCACTCATACCTTTAGACATACTCATATATCTATTCTTGCTGAATCTAATGTTCCGTTAAAAGCAATTATGGAACGTGTTGGCCACAATGAGCCACGGACTACACTTGCTATATATACTCATGTAACAGATGAAATGAAACAGGAAGTAAATGCAGCAATTACTAATATGGGTAAAGTACTTGCAAATAAATAAAAAATGAGCCACCGCATCATGTGCAGTGGCTTTTTAATCCTCATATAAAAGGGGCAAATATTTGTTTTTAAAAGGGGCAATAAAGGGGCAAATTGTTGTTACAATGCGTTACAATTTGTTACTCTTTATCTTTCAAATATCCTTGTAAATGCTTTATCTGTTACAGTTTGTTACAATTCGTTACAATCTGTTAAACAGTCAATAAGAATGGTGCGGTTGGAGGGACTTGAACCCTCACGAGCGTACGCTCACCACCCCCTCAAGATGGCGTGTCTGCCATTCCACCACAA